AGAGTAAAATCAACTTGGCTATTTGATGGAGTTGGTAAGACCGTTGAGGACTTATCGGGCAAGGTGTTTGAAATGCCTGTTTTATTAGTTGAAACTGGCACCGACCTTGATATGTGGCAGTATAACGTCGATTTGCAGGGCCGTGATCTTTCGCAGTTTGCTAGAGAATGCTTTGATGAAGCGCAAGTAGCGGGAATATCGTTTATTATGGTCGATGCACCAGCAAGGTCTGCTGATGTAACACGATTGCAAGCTCAACAGCAAAACCTTCGTCCTTATTTTGTGGGGTTATCCATAGAAGATGTGATTGGTTATCGCACAGATATAATTGATAACACGCCGACACTTACGCAAATCCGTATCATGGAAAGCATCACGGAAGATACCGACGACGAGTTTGATCCAGCCGTATTAGAACAAATTAGAGTTTTAACGTTGCCAGTTGAAGAAGATCGGATCGTGGGCACAGTTAATGTCAGATTGTACCGTAAAAACGACGCACAAGAATTTATGCTATACACAGAGTATGAAACGCAGATGCCTAGAATATATGTGGCGGCTGTTGATTTAGGCCGTGACGGGTTTTTGAAGGCCAAGCCATGCCATGCTAGACTTGCAGAGATTAATCTTGCTCATTGGCGATCGCAATCAGATCAAGCCAATATTATGCACCATGCTCGCGCACCGATGAAATATTTTCACGGTTACTCACGCGAAGATTTAGAGAGCTTTACGGAAGGCGCTGGGTATGCGTTTTACTCTTCAAACGAAAATGCAAAGATTGGGGTTGTTGAACACTCTGGCGCTGCTATCGACGCGGGGCGCACTGAGCTAAAGGATATGGAATTTCAAATGCAAGCAATGGGTTTGCAGTTAATTATGTCTCGCTCTGGTTCGTCTACAGCCACAGGCGATATGATTGATGAGAACAAAGTTAACAGTCGCTTAGGGATGTGGGCTGATAATTTAAAGGATACGCTTGAGCTTGCGTTTTCGTATATGGCAGAAATGGCAGGTATTAGTGCCGATATAAATGTTGTAATAAACAAAGATTATGCGGCAAATGCTTTAAGCCACCTTGATATGGATGCAATTAATAAAATGTATCTAGCAGAGGTTATTTCTAAGCAAACTTATATTAACGAAGCGAAACGCCGTAATCTGCTATCTGAGGAAGTAAACCCAGAAGATGAAGCAGAGATGATTGAAATGGCACCAATGGACGAGCCAGATGGCAATATCGGATGATTTCGCTGATGCAACTATTCGGCATCAAGTTTACTTGCAGCGATATAAATCAGGCGTTGTAAAAGATATATTAGCACTTTTGATCGATGTTGAAGATAAAGTGGTAGCTGATTTAATTAAGTCAGACCTTGATAAAATGCCAAGGCGTCAATTAAATCGCTTGCTTCGCCAGCTACAAGACAAAATCAAGCTGGGTTATAAGCCTGTGATTGCACTGCTAAATGAACAGGTTGAAGAATTAGCTAAATATGAAAAACAATGGCAGATGAATTTATTCGGTAAATTGGTGCCAATAGATTTGGATTTTATCGCTCCATCAGATGAGCAAATAATAGCGGGTGTAATCTCTAGGCCATTTCAAGGCAGGTTTCTAAGAGATTGGTATCAAGGTTTGCCAGATGGTCAGTTTCGCAGATTGAAAGATGCGGTGATGCAAGGCTATGTCGAAGGACAAACAACACAACAAATAGTGCAGACTGTCCGAGGTACACGCACCCAAAAAGGGATCATAGAGCAATCGCGCAGGGGCGCAGAAACAACTGTTAGAACGTCTTTAGCGCATAGTGCAAATACAGCTAGATCTTTGGTATACAGACGAAATAGCCGTTTAATTAAATCTGTCGAGTGGGTTGCTACACTGGACGGCAGAACAACGGCGATCTGTCGTGCAAGAGATGGCAAAGTATATCCGACCAACGCAGGGCCAAGACCGCCAGCGCATCCAGCTTGCAGATCGACAACAATTCCTGTGCTTAAATCTTTGCGCGAGTTAGGTATTAGCGCAAAAGAAGTGCCTGTTGCGTCTACAAGGGCGTCAATGAATGGTCAGGTATCTTCTGAGCTAAATTATGATAAATGGCTGCGCACACAGCCAAGGGATTTTCAAGATGAAGTGCTTGGTCAATCTAAGGCTAAGTTATTCAGAGCGGGTTTAGAAATGGATCGTTTTGTCGGTAGGCGTGGCAACGAACTTACACTAGACCAATTGAAACAGCGCGAAAGCGCAGCGTGGGCCAAAGCTGGCCTGTAAAAAGGAACCACTATGAGCGAAGAAACAGAAACCGTCGAAGTAGAAGAAGCATCAAAACCAACTCAAGATGACGTGATTGCTGGTTTGCAGTCTCAAATTACAGAAATAAATCAAAAGCTAGTTGATGCTAATGAAGAGGCGATGCGCCGCCGAAAGGCAAATGATCGTCTGAAGCAAGAATTAGAACAGGCAAAGCAAACGCCACCTGCTGAAACAAGTAATGAAGAAGTGGTCGCACAGCTAAAAGCGCAGTATGAAACGCAGCTTAATGACGAGCGTTCTAAAAGACAACAATTGGTGCAAAAGAATGCTTTGTCAGAATTGGGAGCAGCTTTATTGCATGAAAATATCATCAGTGCAGGTGTTGCGCCGTTATCACTCATGGCACAATCACGCATTGGGTTTGACGAAAACGGAAATATTCGTATAATGTCTGCGGATGGTTCCAAACCCCTTGCTGGTTCGGGGAGCGATGGATACGCCACGATTGGCGATTTAGCTACAGAATTAGCAGCGTCGGATACTGGTCAGCATTTCACAAGAGATGCGGGTGTATCAGGTGGAGGCAAACCACCAGCGAGTTCTGACCGTAGGTTAGGCACTAAATCGGTGACGCGGACACAATTTAATGCAATGACGCAAAGTGAACGCTCATCATTCTTCAAAGATGGCGGCAAGGTCGTTAATGGCTAACCGCAAACGAAAGGAAATGTTATGGCTAATACCCTAACTGATCTGGCGGCTGACATTTATCGTGCCGCTGATATTGTAGGCCGCGAACTTGTCGGCTTTATCCCTGCATCAACTTTAAACGCTGGTTCTGAGGAAGCAGCGGTTGGTCAAACAGTACGCTCATTTGTAACCCCGTCTGCCTCAGCAGTCGATATTACTCCAGCAATGACTATTCCAGAAGGAACAGATCAAACGCTTACAAATAAAACGCTGACACTTACCAAACAGCGTGGTGTGCAAATTCCATTTACGGGCGAAGATGTTCGCTTTTTGGATGGCGGCGCTGGTTATGAAACCGTTTATGGCGCTCAAATCATGCAAGCGATGAGAACGCTTGTAAATGAAATCGAGTCTGACCTAGCAACAGAGGCAAATACAAATGCTTCTCGTGCTGTCGGTACTGCTGGCACAACGCCTTTTGGTTCTAACTTTAATGAAGTTGCACAAGCCAGACAGATTTTAGCAGACAATGGAATGCCTACTAATGACAACTTAATAAGTTTAGTTGTGAATACTGCGGCAGGTGTTAATCTGCGTAATTTAGCATCGTTGCAGCAAGTAAACACGGCGGGGAGTGATGATTTGCTTCGTCGCGGTGAGTTACTTAATTTGCAAGGGGTTTCTTTAAAAGAAAGCGGTCAAGTGCGCGATCATACTAAAGGAACTGGTACATCCTATCTTGTAAATAATGCTTCGGCTGCGGTCGGTGACACAACTATTCCAGCAGACGGCGGTTCGGGAACAATCATAGCAGGTGATGTAATCACTATTGCGGGTGACACAAATAAATATATTGTGAACACTGCATTGGCTGGTGGTAATCTTGTCGTAGGTGACACTGGTTTGCGTGTTGCGGTCGCTGATAATGCAGCGATAACAGTGGGAAATAATTACACTGGCAACATTATGATGCACCAAGCTGCGATGGAAATTGCTATGCGTGCGCCAGCAAAACCAACTGGTGGCGATGCGGCAGATGACGTTCTGATCGTTCAAGACCCATCATCAGGATTAGTATTTGAAGTTGCAACATACAAAGGCTTTAACAAAGCAATGATCCAAGTCGGTTGTGTCTATGGTTTCAAAGCATGGAACTCAGACGCAATTGCGGTTGTCATGGGTTAATAAATTGGGGGCTTCGGCCCCCTTTCCTCGTATAGGAGATAAAAATGCCTAGAGCGTATCTGAAGAAAAAAGGTCTTGTCGTTAAGAAGAAAATGAAGAAGGCCAAAAAGAAGAAAAAGTAATGGCTAAAAAGCCCGCTAAAAAACGTAAATCAACCGTCAACGCTGCTGGGAACTACACAAAGCCTATGCTGCGCAAGCGGTTATTTTACTCGATAAAACGCGGGACAAAAGGTGGTCGTGCTGGTCAGTGGTCGGCAAGAAAAGCTCAACTGCTTGCACGTCGATATAAAGCGGCTGGTGGGGGCTATAGGTAATGGCACTCAAAAAGTCACAACGGTCGCTTAAAAAATGGACAGGTCAAAAGTGGGATTACACTGGAAAGAAAGGAAAAAGCAGATATTTACCAAAAGCCGTTCGTGATAGTCTTTCCCCAGCGCAAAAAGCGGCTGGCTCACGCGCTAAAAACAAGGCTACGAAAGCGGGTAAGCAGAGTGCGAGATATACTAAAGCAGAGCGTAGAGCATTGCGGAGGTTGAGGTGAGCAAAGCAAGAATAAAAAAGCTAGGCGTTAGTGGTTATAATAAACCGAAGCGCACTCCTAACCACCCTACAAAATCTCACGTAGTTTTAGCAAAGGTTGGAAACAAGATTAAAACAATCCGCTTCGGTCAGCAAGGTGTAAAAGGCACAGGTAAAAACCCAAAGACTGCAGCAGAAAAAGCAAGACGGAAGTCCTTTAGAGCAAGACATAGAAAAAACATTGCTAAAGGAAGAATGAGCGCCGCATATTGGGCCGCAGAGGTTAAATGGTGATAAAATGAAGCTAATTAAGATAGTGCATGAAAAAGCAAAAGATGGATGGGCGCTAATAAACGAAAGCGACTTCAACGCTAAAATTCATACGCTTTATGAAGATGCTAAAAAAAAGGCTGTAAAAAAGAAGGCCACCAGTAAAAAGGGCTAACAAATGGCTATTGTAACAACTATTGGCGGCACTGATACAAACAGTTACATAACGGTTGCTGAGTATGAGGCTTTTTGGACAGAAAGAAACGTAAATATAGGCGGCAACACGAGCGCAAAGGAGTCAGAATTAGTAAAAGCGGCTGATTATATAAACAGATCATATGATTTCGTCGGAGAGCGTCAATTTCGGTATCAAGGTATGGCATGGCCTAGATTAACAGGCATAATTTTGGTTAAAGATTGGCCTATTGACCCTGAGACAGTTCCCCAAGATATTAAAGACGCACAAGCAGAATTAGCTTATTTAATTAATCAAGGCACTAACCCATTTGCTACCGTTGAAGATGGGGCAAAAGTGCGTGAGCGTAATAAAGCTGGCCCTGTCGAAACAGAAGTTGAATATACGAACTTCAGAGAAACGCCGCGCTATGTAGCCATTGAAGGTTTGATTTCGCCGTACACCATTTACGGCGGCGCACAAGTTAAGGTATTTAGGGGATGAGTACCACAGTCACCGCAATCGCAGATGCAGCTTTTGATGCAGTTAATAATGCAATCACTGATGTTATTGATGATGCAACGCTCACATCTGTGTCAAATGGATCATATAATTATACAACAGGTGCGTATGCTGAAACGGAAACTGCTATCACTGGTAGAGCTTTGTTTGACACTGAAACGCCAACAGCAGATATATTTGCGGACAGCGTCATTGGCCCAAGGGATCAACTTGTACTATTAGAAGGTTTTTCAGCAGCAGCAAAGGAAGGTCATAAACTAACTGTCAATAGTGTAGATTATGAGGTAAAATCGGCGCAAAATATTGTTGGTTCTGTTTCGTTGCAATATGCGGTGGTGTTAGAAAAATGAGCGTCAAACAATTTAACCTTCAACTAAATAAAGAAATAGCTGATACAGATGAAAAGATAGAAGATGCAATTGGTTTGATTGCTATGGATAGCTTACGTGGTATTGTATTTAAGGCTCCAGTTAAAACAGGCAGATTTCTCGGTAACTGGATTGTTTCAAAAAATTCTTTTAATCGCGGAACTCATGAAATTACTGATAAATCTGGCGGTCCAACAATTAATAAAGGCAGTCAAGTTATACAGAGTTTTGATTATAAAAAAGATCAATCAATTATAATTCAAAACAATTTGCCGTATGCTAATCGCCTTGAAAATGGGTGGTCAAAGAAAGCCCCTAATGGCATGGTCGCTCTTACTCTTAGTGAAATGCAGCGCAAATATAGGAATGTACTTATATGAGCTATGCAACAGAGCGACTTGCCATAGAAACATATCTTGCAACTCAATGGTCGGCTGCAACACCAATTGGTTTAGATGGGCATGAGTTTGAACCCAGCGTTAATAGCATACGCTTGACGATTACAAATGGTCAGGTCGTCCAAGGCTCTATTGGTGCATCTAGTAATCGCATTGAATATATTGGGTTGATAAGTATCCAGATTTTTACGGAGAGCGGCAAAGGAACAAATACGTGGCGCGGATATGCTGAAACTTTGGATGGTATATTCTTTGACAAACGTATAACAAATGCGGGTGCAATCGCA